CGGGCGTGGGTGTATTTATAATAAAATTTGGGGTACTACCACTCTGTGACCAAACTGAAGTACCACCCGAACCACCCGTATTATCCGTTCCCCAAGTGAGACCCGTTCCAGTACTTTTAAGAACTTGTCCATTGGTACCCGATGAACCACTTACATATAATCCACCTGTTAAGTTAATATCACCACCTACATCTAATCTATACCCGGGGTTTGTTTTGTTAATACCAACGAATGCGGTATTATAATATATTTCGTTCGTTGAAGTATCTTTTGTCCAAACTGTAGTACCACCCGAACCACCCGTAGCATCCGTTCCCCACTCGACACCCGTCCCAGTACTTTTAAGAACTTGTCCACTGGAACCTGTACTATTACCAGCTGTTAATGAACCAGTTATTTTAAGATTATTAAGTTTAAGTTCATTAGAATTTGGTTTAAACGTTAAGTTTGTATTTGTTTTAACTTGATTACCATTTAGAAAAGCAACACTTAGTTCTGAAGATGTTGTTGTGTCACTCGCGTTTGCTATTGAACCTGCTTTACCAGTTGTATCTTGATTACCCCCTTGGTTTACTCCTGGTAAGTTTATATTCGCCGTACCATCAAACGATTGTCCTCCAATGTCTCTTGCCGTTGCTAATTTGGTCGCAGTTGCAGCATTACCAGATGTATTTTGGTTACCCGCTTGGTTTACTCCTGGTAAGTTTATATTCGCCGTACCATCAAACGATTGTCCTCCAATGTCTCTTGCCGTTGCTAATTTAGTTGCAGTCGCAGCATTACCAGATGTATCTTGATTACCCGATTGGTTTACCCCGGGTAAATTTATACTCGCTGTTCCATCAAACGATTGTCCTCCAATGTCTCTTGCCGTTGCTAATTTAGTCGCAGTTGCAGCATTACCACTTGTATCTTGATTACCCGATTGGTTTACACCGGGTAAATTTATACTTGCCGAACCATCAAACGATTGTCCTCCAATGTCTCTTGCATTTGTTAATGTTGCCGCTGATCCGGACCATGCGGTAGATGTTAACGACGTACCACCTACATTTAAGGCGCCGACGTTTATGTTACCATTACTATCTCGAATGACTATATAATCTGCCGAATTACTTGTACTTGCTTTTAAAGACCAAGTTTTAGCACTACCTCCGTTATAAGAACCACCAATTATATGTGAACTATTTGAAAGTGTTGCAACTGTTGTACCAATCGCACTTGCGGATTTCCATTCCGGTTTTCCCGTTGACGTATTGGATGTTAAAACATGACTATCTGCACCTAAAGTAAGTTTTGTTAAAACATTTGTTGAGTCTCCAATTAGTATATCACCTTGTCCAATCCCAGATGTTATACCTGAACTATTACTTACAAGAACATTATTTTCAACTGTTGTTATTCTTGATGCATTACTCGTCAAATCTGTTTCTAAATTTCCTATTCTTGCAGTATTACTTGTCACATCTGTTTCCAAACTTGAAATATTAGTTTCTGCAGTTCCCATTCTCGATGCATTACTGGTTAAATCCGTTTCCAAACTTGTAATTCTGGACGAATTATCTGATAGATTTGTTTCTAAACTTGAAATATTAGTTTCTGCAGTTCCCATTCTCGATGCATTACTGGTTAATTCCGTTTCCAAACTTGTAGTTCTTGACGCATTATCCGATAGATATGTTTCCAAATTTGTAACTCTCGATGCATTACTCGTCAAATCCGTTTCTAAACTTCCTATTCTCAATGAATTAGCTGTTAAATTTGATTCTAAATTACTAATTCTTATTACATTGCTTGTCATATCCGTACTTAAAGTGATACCGGTTAGTGTTGTACCATCACCGTAAAAATCGGTTGCGGTTACGTTACCGGCTACGACTATATTACCACTTGTAATGAAAGATGTATAGGTATTAGTAAACTGGATTGTATTTGATGTTGTATTACCACGATCGGATGTATCTTGAAATGAAAACGCGGAACTTGCACCAGCTATACCCGTAAGCAAACTACCATCACCTATAAAAAATCCAGATGTTGTTATCAAATCACCAGTTGTGGTATTACCATTATCGGTAACATCCTGGAGTGTAGATGCCGCAGCCCCTTTATATTTTTGTATATTGCGACCAGTGCTACAACCAGGCATTCTTACAACTAGAGATGATTATTTTTAGGGTGGGATGAGGCACTTCCCTTTATTGAAAACGGAATTTTCATCAGGTTTTTGTTTTGGTATTTTGAAACCGCCTTGTCGATATACTCTAAGACGTTTATTATACATAGCATGACATATAGACCATTGGTCGAACATATCGTAAATATGCGGATTATTCTTTTTACCGTGCGTTTCTCTCATAATTCTTCCTATAGACTGAACAATATCCGATTTTGGTGTCGCTAAAATAACTGTATCTAACGATGGTATATCGAGACCCTCGTGAGCTTGACTAAATGTTGCAAAAATAATTTGTTTTTTGCTTGATTCGGCTAAGTCAACTTCTTTCATACCACCCATATACAATCCAGACGTTTTCTTGAAACTTTGGTGAAGTACTTCACAGTGATGTCGTCTATCACTTAGTACGAGAACTTGGCGTGTTCCCTTAACTATATCTTTTATGAGGTTTGCTATAACAATATTTCTTTCTCGATCCTCTGTGAGTTCTGTAATCATGGTTGCTAATGAAAGTTTACCAAAACGCGTACATGGTGGGGGATCTTGGAATCTCAAACACGTATATTCGATCGGAAATACTTCAACCTGTTGCTGATTTTCACGTTCAATTGCAAAAACCGTTGGTCCCATGAACCAATGGAGTACTTTTGTAAGACCATCCTTACGTATAGGTGTTGCTGATAATCCAAAAATGTGTTTAGGGCACATTTTGAAAAGGGATTGTGAAAATACTTTGGCGCATATATGATGCGCTTCATCAACAATAAGTGTTCCTATACTATCAAAATCACCGAACGAATATTCTTTTAACGATAAAGATTGGAGCATGGCAATAACAAAATCACAATCTGTTTCTTTCTTATCCTGTTGAACTATACCGATAGATGCACCCGGACAAAATTGTTGTATACGTTCTTTCCATTGATTTGCTAGGAATTCTTTATGAACGACAACCATAGTTCGGTACCCCAATTTACACGCTATGGCCAGGGATACCGTCGTTTTTCCAAAGCCGCAAGGAAGCGAGATAACACCGTGTCCTTTTTTAATTGCTTCCGCCATAGCATCATTTTGATGTGTTTCGTCACGAAGTTTTCCATTAAATTTGGTAGATATTTTAACTGGTTCGGGACGACGATCTTCACGAGCTTTACCAAATTTTTCTTCACCATAAAATCTAGGAACACAAATACCTGTTTTTGTTTTTCTGAATACCTTAAAGGGAGGCGGAGGAAACCCGAACTCAGTATTTACTATAGCACGAACTGTAAGTTCTTTTTTGGTTTCTGGTGTCTCACCTGTAATATATCCCGAACGTGTAAGACTCATTTTATTATTATTAGTTTTTAAACTTTATATATTTCAATACCCATGAATATCCACTATGTTCATGTGCATTCCAAACCCCATTGAATTGAAGTTCAGTTTGAACTGTATCACCTTTTACAAGTGATTGGACGGGTTTATCACCGTCTACATTACACATGACACGTCTATATCTAAAAGGTACCTTTACTTTTAAAACATTACCTTCTAATGGATCGTCAAGTGCATCCGGGAAAAGTATGGTATCTGATCTATTCATGTGTAAACCAAGTATATAATCACGAACTGTATCGGGTATGGTAAGTCTTATATACTTTTTTTCGTTATATTCGTACATAGGTTCATATACAATTGCTTTTACGGGGTATGTCATTTAAGTATATTAAGTGGTATTCCTATAAGTATTTTTTTTATAAGTAATATTAGGATGGCAGCACTATGTTCTTTAAAAACCGTTATGCCCATAAAAATACCCTCAAAGCATAAATCTAAAACATGGAGGTTTGCGGGTGAATTTTTATTACGAAAACAATTCCAGAAAGATCAGGTGGAATTTGGTAAATGGACAAGGGATCAAATAATTGAACTTGGGCCCACATTTGTTAAGATAGGACAAATTGCATCTTCGCGTGTCGATTTATACCCTTTGGAGTTTACGCAACAACTCGAATCTTTACAGGATAATGTACCCCCTATTGATAAGAATATTGTTCGATTAATGGTTAAACCCCATTTGAGAGATAATATTTTTTCATATTTTGATTATGAACCATTTAAATCCGCAAGTATAGGACAGGTTCACAGGGCAAAATTGTCTACGGGTGAAGAAGTTGTTGTAAAACTTAAACGACCGAATATATACAATATAATGAAAAATGACACAGAAAATATTAAACAAATTGTTGAGATTCTCGAAAAAGTTGGTATAGATACGGGTGCAAATACCGGATACGTTCTCGATGAATCTATAGATTTTTTATTAGCGGAATCTGATTATATAAAGGAAATTGACAACGCGAAAATGTTTAGAAAGCGATTAAAAAAAGTTCCATGGATGAAAGTACCTAAAGTGTATACCGGATTATCTAGCGAAAACATGATAGTTATGGAATATGTTCCTTCGGAAAAACTTGATAGTATAAGTGACGTACGTGTAAATAAAAAGAAAGTATGTGAAGCTCTTCTTAATTCGTATGTCATTCAGACAATGGATAAAGGGTTTTTTCATGCGGATCCACACCCCGGTAATTTAGGATTCTCCGGTAATGGTAAACTTGTATTTTATGATTTTGGACTTGTTATAGATATTACAGATGAAATGAAAGAAGGGTTCAAAGAAATGTTTTTGCATATAATAAACAAGGATACAAAGGGTATTGTTGATGTACTTATACGATTAAAAGTTATTTTGCCGACAACTAAAGATACGAGTGATATAGAACTATTCTTTAAAACAACTCTTAATTATTTGGAAACTTTAGATGGTATTAATTTAAAAGATGAAATATTAAGCGACGATACCTTAATTAAACTTGCACAGGAAAAGCCATTTATCATACCAACATCGTTTGTGTATCTTGCAAAGACATTTTCGACTATTGAAGGTACGTGTGTGAAACTTGATCCAAATTTTACATATATAGAGTACCTTGAACCTATACTCAGAGATCAAATTTCAGATGTTATAGACATAGGTGATATGTTTTCGACTGCTACGGAAATGCCTAACCGTGTAAAGAATATAAGTAAAGCTGTTTTAGGAATGGAAAAATCAAGGGCGTCTATGAAGAGATCTATGGATAAAACGCGACGAGAGATGAGGTACGTGCAGTACAGTGTTTTATCGGCTGTATTTGCAGGTAACTTGTTTGATCAATATAAAGAGATATCTATATTTTTATCATTAATGAGTTTAGATTTAGCATTTAGGGCTTTTCGTAAAAATCTATAGCTGTTGTCTCTGTAGATGGTGTATTAGAACATTTTTTTGTATCATTGAAGAAGTCCTTATGTTTTTGGAACAAATTTTGACTACGTTTGATTTCATCTTGAGATATTTCTTTCAGTTTTTCTGTTATGCTATCGACTTGTTCCTGTCTTTGTTTACGAAGTTTTTTCCCAAACTTCTTGAACTTTTTCTGTGTTGCATCAAAATTCGCGGCGGCTGTGGA